ATTATTCCGATCCCCCTCCGAACAGGAGATCTAGGCCAGATGTCCCGAGCTTCTCAGCGATCGAACCCGCGGGCCGAGCTTCGCCGCCGATTGCGTCACAAGCAGCGATATGGTCCAGCGCATCGTCGAGCACGCCAGATGATGGCGCCGATGGTGCTCGCCGGCCTCGCTGACTGCGCTCGTTGCGGGGAGCCGATCGCGCCGGGCGACAACTGGGATCTCGGTCACGACGACCACAACCCGGCCATCTACTCGGGGCCCGAGCATTCCCTCTGCAACCAGACAGCGCCGCATCGCAATCGCACCTCGCGGGCCTGGTGAGCACGACTCTCTGCCGGCCGCGCATCGAGTGCGCCCAGCGCTTCCGGGCGACTCGCGCGCAGGAGGCGGTCGACGTGGCAGGCAGGGCCGGGCTCGAGCTCGACTGGCACCAGCAGCTCGTGCTCGGTGCAGGCTGTGCCTGGCTGCCGAAGACCGGACGCTGGCAACACTTCGAGGTCGGTGTCTGCGAGCCGCGCCAGAACGGGAAGAACGCGATCCTGCTAGCGCGCGAGCTAGCAGGCATGTTCGCCTGGGAAGAGGGTCTGATCGTCCACTCGGCGCACATGGTGGACACGTCGCTCGAGCACTTCGAGCGGCTGCTCTCCCTGATCGAGTCGGTGCCCGAGTTCGACCAGCAGGTGGCTCGGGTGTCTCGCACGAACGGGCGCGAAGGGATCACGCTGAAGAAGGGCCCGCGGATCCGCTTTCGCAGCCGCTCCAAGGGCGGCGGCCGCGGCTTCTCCTGCGACACGATCATCTTCGACGAGGCGATGTTCGTACCCGAGTCCTTCCACGGCGCGCTCATGCCGACGCTCCGGGCGCGGCCGAATCCGCAGGTCTGGTATGCGGCCAGCGCCGTCGACCAGGAGATTCACGAGCACGGGCTCGTCCTCACGCGGCTGCGCGAGCGGGCGAAGAGGGGTGACTCCGACGCCCTCTGCTACTTCGAGTGGTCGCTCGACTACGAGCGCCCGGAGGACATTCCCGAGGAGGTCGTCACCGACCCGGACACCTGGGCGGCTGTCAATCCCGCGCTCGGTGATCGGATCACGTCCGAGCACGTCGCCATGGAGCTGGAGGCACTCGACCGGCGAACGTTCGCCGTCGAGATCCTGGGTGTGGGCGATTGGCCGGATCCGACTGGCCGCACGGACGCGCAGATCTCGGTCGAGCAGTGGGCCGCCTGCCAGGACGAGACCTCGACGCTGCTCGATCCGGTCTGCATCGCCTTCGACGTATCGCCCGAGCGGCGGACGTCGATCGCCGCCGCCGGCCGAAACGCCGGGGGCCACTGGCACGTCGAGGTGCTCGAGAAGATGGCCGGGACGCACTGGCTGGTGGACAGACTGGCCCAGCTCGACGCCCAGCATTCGCCGCAGGCCATCGTCTGCGACGCCGTCGGGCCCGCCGCCTCGATCGTGCCGGATCTGACGGCCGCCGGCCTGACGGTCGAGATGGTGGCGGCGAACGAGCACGCGCAGGCCTGTGGGCGCCTCGTCGACGTCGTCCGCGAGGAGCGTCTACGTCACCTCGGCTCGCTCGACCTCTGGAACGCGATCCGCGGCGCCAGGACACGCCATCTCGGCGACCGCTGGGCCTGGTCTCGCAAGTCGTCGGCCGTGGACATCTCGCCGCTCGTAGCGGCGACGCTCGCACTGTGGGCGGCGGTGGGACAGCCGGAATCCGACGGTGAGGTGGTGATCTATTGACGACCTACACTGAGATCCCCGGTTCGGGCCGACTCAGGGTCACCTCGCGCGCCGACGTCAAGAAGGCCGTCCAGCGCCAGGAGGAGTCCTCGTTCTCTGACGCCTTCCAGACGCAGATCGACAGCTTCTGGTCGGAGTTGGCCGGCACGAGCGTCTACTTTTCACCGACGCTCATCGAGCGCGTCTGGGTGGCGAACCGCTGCATCCAGCTGAACTCGCAGCAGGTCGCCTCCATGCCGCTTCGCCATCACGGCTCCTTCGAGCCTGCCTGGGTGTCGAATCCCGATCCCGTCTGGTACCCGAACGGGATCGGCGACGCCATCTTCGCGGCCATCGCCTCCATGTACGGCTGGGGAGACGCCTTCATCTACGTCACGTCCTACTACGCGAACGGTCTCCCTCAGACCTGGACGGTGATCGACCCGGCGACGATGAACGTCGAGGTCAAGCGCGGCCAGCGCACCTACAAGTCGGGCAAGACCGAGCTCAACCCCGACGACATGGTTCAGGTGACCCGCGACCCGCGTGGCGGCGTGCGGGGAACGAGCGCGCTCAAGTCCTACGCTGCCCAGGCCTACGGGCTGATGGCTGCATCTGACCTCGGCCGCGTGATGATGGCAGAAGGTGCGGTGCCGAACGCCGTGCTGAAGTCTCAGCGGAAGCTGACCGCGGAGCAGGCCGAGGCGATTCAGCTGCAGTGGATCGAGCGAACGTCGGTACGGCGCGGAGCGCCCGCCGTGCTGCCGCCGGATCTCGACTTCCAGCTCCTGTCCTTCTCGCCGTCCGACCTGCTGCTGCTCGACGCGCAGGAGTTCAACTCGCGCGCCATAGCCTCTGCCTTCGGCGTACCGGCGCTGTTCCTGAACCTCGCGATCGAGGGCGGGCTCACCTACCAGTCGGCGGCCATGCTCGGTGAGCACTGGTGGCGCTTCGAATTGCGGCCGATGGCGATGAATCTCAGCCGCGCCCTGTCTGCGAACATGCTGCCGCGCGGCTCCTGGGTTGAGTTCGACGCCCGGCAGACGATCGCGCCGACCTTCAAGGAGTTCGTCGAGTCGCTGGCGCAGATGGCCGAGAAGGGCGTACTCCAGGCCGAAGAGATCCGGGCGCTGCTGCTGGGTATCGCCCCGGCCGACGCCGACCCGATAGAGGAGATCCTGACGCCGCCCTCGGCAGGGGCGTCGCCTTCACAGCAATCGTCGAGCGTGGTACCGCTTCGACCGACACAGGCGGTTAGCCAATGAGTGAGCAGGTAACAGAGGTCATCCAGCGGCAAGTCGTCGGCGAGCTGACGCCGACAGGCGACGGCCGCACGATCGATCTGCGAGTGGTGCCGTACAACGTCGTAACTCGCGTGGCGGATCCTCCCGACTTCGAGCCCTACGACGAGGAGTGGCTGCCCGGCGCCTTCGAGCGGCAGCTGGGCGCGCCAAACCGCGTGCTGATGAACTTCGAGCACCGGCAGGGCATCTCAGACGTCGTCGGTCGCGGCACGGAATTGCGCGACAGACCGGAAGGCCTCGAGGGCACCTTCCGCATGCTGTCGGGGCCCGATGCCGACAAGGCGCTGGAGCTCGTGAACGAGAAGGTGCTGACGGGCGTCTCGCTCGAGGCCGAAGTCACCCGAACCGTGCGCGAGGACGGGATCGTGAAGCGCGTCAAGGCGCGTCTCATCAACGTTGCGCTGACGCGCATGCCCGCCTTCGAGGGTGCAGAGGTGCTCGCTGTCCGCGAGCAGCCGCCCGACGACGACGACCAGGACGACGACGAGCCACCCGAAGCGGCTGCGCGCAGCGCGGCGGTCGACGAGATGCTCCAGCGCGTGGGCTTCGAGGCGCTCACCATTCGCGCCGTCGTACGCACGCCCTGGAGCGGATCGGCATCACGGTTCGCCGACACGGACGCTTACTGCCGCTCCTGTCTCATCGACACGAACCCGGCCGGCGCCGAGAAGGTGCAGGCGAAGTGCATGCTCCCTGTCTACGAGCCGAACGGCGACCTGAACGCGAACGCGCTGTCGGCGGCCGCTGCCCGCATCAGTCAGGTGGGCGCGTCCGTAGAGCAGAAGGCTCAGGCGGCGCGGAGGCTCGTGCGTCTCTACCGCTCCGCGAAGATGGAGCCGCCCGAGGCCTTGCGGACACTCGCAAGCCGGTAGTACCCTTCAAGCAGCGCACCCCGCCGATTCCGACGAGCACCCCGCGGCAGCGGCCCCCTCGCCGGATCAGATCGAGCGGCACCCGCTGAGTGTCAAACCGACCTCAGTAGGAGGTGTCAACATGCAGCAGGGAGTCACGAAGATGCGAATGGAGCGGCTCGCCGACGAGCGCGACCGCACCGACGAGAAGCTCACGGACATCCTTCAGAGCGCCGAGGAGGAGAAGCGCGACCTCAACGACCTCGAGAAGGAGCAGACCGCGAAGTACCGCTCGCGGATCGGCGAGCTGGAGGAGGAGATCACCGAGCTGGCCTCCGACATCGAGCGGATGCAGGGATCGAAGGACGTGTCCGAGCTGGTTCGCGAGGACACGCCTGTGCAGGAGCAGGCCATCCAGCGCGTGCAGGTGCAGGCGTCAGGGCCGATCGTGTACCGGAACTTCGCCCAGTACGCCCGCGACGAGCTGGTCGTCCGCTTCCCGCAGATCGCAGAGCAGGCGGCGGGCGCGCACGGCGACGTCCGTGCCCTCCGCGAGCAGGCCTCCGAGCGGATCCAGCGCGCCCTGGAGCACACGACCACGGCGGACATTCCCGGCCTGCTCCCGCCGCAGCACATCGCGCAGATCATGGACATCATCGATGCATCACGGCCGGTGGTGGACTCCGCACGGAAGCTGCCGCTCGAGCGCGGCTCGCTGACCTACCCGAAGATCGAGGGCAGGCCGGCGGTCGAGCTCCAGTCCTCGGAGAAGACCGAGGGCGGCACCGTCGACATGAACGTCGACCTCGACACGATGACCGCCTCGACCTACATCGGCGGCGGCAACCTGTCGTGGCAGGCGATCAACTGGTCGACACCGGACGCGCTTCAGCTGTGGTTCGACCTGGCAGCCGAGTCGTACGCTCGCCAGACCGAGGAAGTCACTTGCGACGTTCTCGAGGACACGGCGGCGATCGGCACGCTGGGGACGGCCGCGGGCCGTCTCGGCACCGCAGGGACGGAGTCGTTCGCCCAGTGGCGGGCAGCCATCCTCGGCGGCCTGTCCTCGGTCTACTCGACCACGGGCGGGCGTCACCACACCGACACGCTGTACCTGTCGGCGGCGCGCTTCTTCCAGCTCGCGGGCCTGGGAACCGACCAGACGCTGCAGATCTCCGCAGTGGGCAACCTCGACATCGGCACGATGCGGGGCACCTACGCGGGGCTCAGGGTCGTCGGCTCCTACGGCTTCGACCAGGACGTCGCCATCATCGGCGATGCGGACGCGCTGCTCACCGGCGAGACGGCCGGCGCACCGGTGCAGATGCGGGTGGTCGAACCCTCGATCGGCGGCATGGAGGTGGGCGTCATCGGCGCCTTCGCCGCGACGGTGTTCGACGCTCAGCGCTTCCTGCACCTGTCGACGCACCTGTAGCACTGACTCGGGAGGCGGGGCTTCGGTCCCGCCTCCCGCTTCCTAGCGAGGAGTGATGAGAGTGCTCAAGCGATACCGCGGCCCCGTCGCATGGGTGAACGAGGAGGACGGCGTGCCCGAGTCGGGGTTCTACGCCCTGACGAAGAACGGCAAGGATCTCGCGAAGCCGCTGAAGCGGCTCGTCGCCGTCCAGCACAAGGGGCGCGACTCGCATCACTACCGCGTAGCGAAGGCGGACGAGCACTCGCCGCCGATCGGCAACGTCATCGAGATCGAGCTCGAAGCAACCGGAAAGGGACAGGTGGAAGCATGAGCAACGTCGTCACACTCGGCGTCCGCGAGTGGCACCCCGCGCCAGGCATCGAGCTCTTGCGCGAGTGGGTCGAGGAGGAGCTGCCGCGGCGTTACAGCAAGACCTTCGACCGCATCCTCCTCATGGCGTCGGGCAAGTCGGCGTATCTCTCGGAGAAGGTGAAGAACGAGGTACTCGGCGCGACGGCGTTCTCTGCTCCCGGCACCGTCTACACGGCGCTGTGGACGACCGCGGCCGCGACAGACATGGACGGCTACCACGGCGGTACCGCCGGCGAGGTCTCGGGTGGTTCCTACGACCGTGTCTCGAAGACGAACAACACGACGAACTTCGCGTCGATCTCGGGTGACGCCGCGAAGGTGAACTCGAACGCGCACACGTTCCCGACGGCCACCGCCGACTGGAACTCGGGTGCGGTGATCCCGCAGATGGGGATCTTCGACGGCAACGCGAAGACGTCCGCCGACAACCTGCTCATCTGGGGCGACTTGACGGTGGCCAAGAGCGTGCTCAATGGGGACACCGCACAGTTCAACACGTCGGCGATCAGCTGGACAGAGGAGTAGCCATGCGCGGGGTACTGCTCGACTCCCGCACGGGGCGACCCGAACCTGATGTGCGCCAGCTTCAGCGCAACGCCGAGCGCGGCTGGTCGATTCGCGGCTTCGACGGCGACGCCCCCGACCTGTCCGTGCTGCCCGACAGCGTGCTCGACTACCTCGAGCGCGCGGGGAAGCTCCCCGCCTGGCAACAGCCGCGCGGCGGCTTGCAGTCCTGGCGCGAGACGCTCTACGCGACCATCGCAGACGGCACCGCCGTCACCGCAGCCGCAGAGACAATCATGGTGCCGGACTTCACCTTCCCGGCCAACTACCTCTACCCCGGCCGCGTGCTCAAGTACACGCTCTGGGGCAAGTATTCGACCGTCATCACGACGCCGGGCACGATCACGCAGCGGCTTCGCTGGGGTGGCGTCGGCGGTACGTCGCTTGCGGCCTCCGGTGCCTATGCGCCTGACCCGACGGCTGCCTCGACCGATCTCACCTTCTACACGGAATACTTCCTCGTCTGCCGCGCCACGGGCACGTCTGCTGCCTCGCTCGCCTTCGGGCGGACGTGGCTGCCGGACATCGACGACGCGACCGTGACGACGATCAAGGGCAACCTCGACATGCACACGATCCCCGCTTCGGCACCGGCCACGACGAACATCAACACGACGACGGCCAACGCGCTCTCGCCGACCTGGACGCAATCGGTAGCCACGGGCTCGATGACGTGCATGTTCGCCACCATCGAATCGCTGACGTAGGGAAGTGTCCTACGCCTCGGAGGTGCTGGCTGACAGTCCCGTGGCCTGGTACCGGATGCAGGAGAAGTCGGGGAATCGGATCGATTCGTCCGGCAACTCCAACGACCTCTCTCTGAGTTCGGGGACTCCCCTTTACGAACAGACAGGGCCGATCGTCAGTGACGTGGATACCGCTG